AAAAAAAAGACTGTATCATCTATGCAACACAGCCTTTCTTAAAATTTTATTTGATTGCCTTTTCAAACATTTTTTCCACTTTCTGGATAATGTATCTGTAATGACTTTTGTCCATCTGCGACTCGCAAAGTTTTTTTTCATAAAACTCCCAATTAATTAACTATGATTTTATCCTATCAGTACATTGCCTAAAAGTCAAGCATTAACTTTGTTGTGTTTTTACGACACTCTTCTCAAATTGCCAGTAGCATCCGTGATATAATATTCTCCTTCAACTTCTGCTTTATTTTCAATCAACTGCACATATTTTGTTATGACTTCTTGGCATCTCCTCACCAATCTATCACCACGGCCATCGAGAGTTTGATGCCTTAAATCTGAGTCAATATGAGTTAAAAGTTCTTTTGCTTCTTTTAATTCAGGTGTTACCATTTTTCGATCCTTTCAAAATTGTCAAACATTTCGTAATCTTCAATTTCACCCATTACAGTTGGTATTTCTACTGCATAATCTTCCTGAGGAATTGCATTGTATTCTAAACCTTTATTGTATGCTGTTCTACTGCGTGAGGCTTTCTCCCTCGTAGCAGCCGATTCGGGTGTCTTATGATAATCTAGTAATTTTTTTCTGCGTATATCTTTGTCTGCTTGTGTGTGGGTTCTCACATTTGCACAAGATCGGGAGCAATAAGTGCCTTTCTTTTTATGGTTTGCACCACATCTAGGGCACTTTTTAATCATTGTAATGTGCTTCTTTTCTCAAATTCACCTGAGATAACTTCTTCTAAAAACTTTTTAAGCTCTTCACCTTCACCAGCGCTTTTTGAGTGCATAACTAATCTTGCCATAATTATTGCATTAATTACAGTCAAAGGTGCCACTTTGTATAGATTGAATAAAAAATCATCTACATCATATACAAGTTTTTCTAACTCGTTTTTCTTTTCATCTTTCATATTGTTAAAAGTATCCATATTATTAATGGTATATTGATAAGAGCAAAAGCAAATGCAAGTTTTTGAAGCCTATCTATTTCTTTTATAGTAGCTACAAAAGCCTCACTCTCTTTTTCACCCCATTCTATATTGGCCATGTCGTTAGTTTCGTTTTTATTTTTCATATTTTTCCAATTGTTGACATACACTTATAGCAAAATCTTCTGCCTCTATTTCCCATGGTTCACCTTTTACAGGAACACCACGCCAAGTATTTAGAGAGGCTGTTATTTCATGATTTATATATTGTTTTACATGGCACATTTCATGAGCTATGGTTTCTAGTATTTCTTTCTTATCTTGTTTTGTTCTTAACTGCACACAATAAATTGGTACTCTTGAGAATATACTATCATCACTTTCCCAACAATGGCCGAGCACATTTCTACCCAAATCATTTGAATAAGAAAATTCAAGTATCACATCATTCGGCAAGTTTAATTTCTCACCGAAAAATGCAATAGCTTTAAAGTATTTTTTGCCTATGCCATGTATTACCATGACACCAGTTTACTTTATGTTTTCTAAAAAGTCAAGCGCTGATGCCTCCCATGACCACTTTTTTGCCGAAAATTCGGTAGAATCTCGATTTACTTTTAACACTTGTTCAACTTTAGAGTTTAATCCACTCTCAAAACCATACTGTTGGTCGTTATGTACTATGCACCCATTGATGTTCTCCTGTATCACCTCCTTTGTTCCAGGTTCGTCATACGCCAATACTGGCGTACCACAAGCAATACTTTCCAATAATACCATGCCGAATGTATCAGTTTTAGATGGGAATATAAAAGCATCAGCACTCGCATAATATCGAGCTAAATCAACACCATCAAGTTGACCAGTAAATTTTACAAATGGATATTTTTTCTTTAGTGTTTCAAGATAAGGTCCATCACCTACAAAAACTTTATTTGGGTAATGTAATTGACAAAATTCATCTATATTTTTTTCTTTTGATGCTCTCGCTACACACAATACATAACCTTGTCCCCATGGTTTTCTGTATTTTGAATTGAATAATTTATGATTCACACCTCTTGCCCAAATCTTTGTATTCTTGAAACCTTTATTTTCTAAAAGCTCTTGAGTAGCTTTTGTCGGTACCATCACACATTTGGATTTACTATGAAACCACCTAAAATATTTGTATAAAAGTTTTGCTGAAAATCCGGTGTACATTTCAAAAAGTTCTGGAAATTTAGTGTGGTATGATGTTGTATAAGAATAATTGCGTTTGTTACATAAATGCCTCGCATAAAGACCTAGAGGGCCTTCGGTCGCAATATGTATTTTATAACCAAGAAATATATAAGAGTTTATTAAATCTTTATAGATCCATGGATTTACAATTAATTTTATATCCCGATAGAATGGTAAACTGACCATGCACCATTTTGGTAATGGTTCACCCCCATTGTAACACATTGACTTAGGGTGTAATACTTCAATTCTATCTTCTTTTTTTTCTAGTTCTTTAATTAAATTTTGATATGTTCTAACTGTGCCGTTGACTTGTGGCTCCCAAGCATCTGTGATGATTGCTGTTCTTTGCATTTGTCCTTTTCATGGAGCACATTTACAATCTTTTTTTTTATTGTTATTTTCTTCCCAAACGAAACCGGTGTGTTCACGGTATTTTTCTTTGTTCGGTACTTTGTGTAAATGTCTGCCCCATATCTCCGTATGATAGATTGTTCTATTGAATTGGCAACCTTTGACATCTTCTAGCTCTGCTATATACTCTATTTTATTTTCACATTTATATACACAATAATGCTTAATCGGTTTTTCACCGTTAGAAAGCATTTGATCGAGCCAGTTCTCTTGTATGCCTAATAAATGGCACTCAAGGGTGTCTTTGCCAACATTGTGATTTGCGTGTAAGGGTGTAGACCAAAGCAACCCTGCAATAAGGGTTGTTAACACGATACAGAATATTATAATTGTTTTTTCAAAAACATTCATGATTTATTATTTTAAAAGTTTTGATCCTATGACAAATCCTGTCAAAGGTGTTATGGTTAAAAATAAAAATAATATTAATCCCATTTTGATCTCCTTATAATCTTTATATCTATTTAGGTTTTTATTCTACTGTTTCGTGATATATGTTGGGATCTAAAGCTAGAATTAAGTTGAGAAAAGAACAAGCCAAATCCTCGTTTGAAAAGTATCTCACGATTGTTTGGCCTGTGTTCTTAGATGTAATACATAGTAAAATTTTAGAATTATTGTATATTGAAAATTTTATCCACCAATTATTCTTCTGGACATATTTCCAGGTTTTGACTCTACTTGCTGTAAGTAAATATTTTGCTGTTAGTATTAATAATCTCTTTTGCATACTCGGCCGTTTTAGTTAATAAATCTACTGACTTGTCCATGTATGTATGAAATTCTTTTACTGTGTTTTTCTTTGCAATTTCATTAGTTTGACTCAAAAAATTCATTTGAGTATCTATTGAATTTGTTAAAAATGATTGCAACATATAAAATCTCCTATACTATAAAATTAAAGATACTTGTTAGACTTGCCCAAAAGCTAATCCAATAAAATGCAATGTACTTAAAAAATGTCTTAGGGCCTCTATTGCCTCTTCTTGTTGCCAATTTCCATGGGTGTACTATCATTCTACCAAAGTTGTTAGCGTATAATTCAATATTCTTCAAAATTTTTTCTCCTATTCATATAAATTACAAGATGTTTTATTTATAATTTATTATATTGCATTGCACAAAAAAGTGAGGCATATGTGAAATATTTAAACAAAATTACCAAGTTTCTTTACTTTATTACGGTGATACCCAGTTTCTTTCATAGCGTGTAATATAGAATCATACACAACATCATTTACTTTTATCGGTACTCTTTTTGATTTAACATATTCACTTGATTTACCTATTCTAGCTTGGGAAACTTTTTTACGATATTCTTCCGTTTGCATATATGATTTATCAACAAGTTTCATTTTTTGTCTAGTAGCTTCAGATGCTTTTCTACCAGTCATCATCTTTGCGTGGTTTTTTCTCCACTCTTTTGTTCTTGGTGATGTATTACCTTCACCACCTTCCGTGCGATTAAGAAGAATATTCCCATACCACTTTATGTACCTACGCTCTAAGGCACAGGCACCAACATTAGTAAGGTTTTTTTCTAAAAATACTATTTTTGATTTATCATTGGGAACTGAAACTGAATGTAATTTAGAGTAAGCTCTTCCTGATTTACCCTTACCAATATAATAAGGAGTATTATCGGACTTTCTTAGATAGGCGTAGACGTAATAAATATTAATAGCTGGGTCTCCTATGACTTATTCAACAATGTAGACTTAGATAGGTTGCGAGTTGCAGCTCGGCGAACCTTACTTTTTATTTATGCTTTCTTCGTCTTTATTGGATACATATTGGTGTCCGCTTTCAGTTAAAAACCTTATGTTCCTACCAGCTACACGGACATAGATATAATCATTGTAATAATCTTCCCTTTCAAGCACACGGCGATCTATTTGTTCTTTTAATTCTAAGTAAGCACAGTCTGATCTATTAGAACAAATATATAATATTTCTCTAATGAATTTATCTTCTCCATGTTTTTTAACATCATTAATAAGAGTATTGTTTGAACCCCAATACTTTTCCCAGTCTGATGGTTTTCTAACTTTCTTTCTTTTGCCTTTTACTTGTTTGTAGCCGGCTTTAGTAAAGAATTTCTTTCCAATGTATCGTTTTTTATCTACAAGATTATGTATGCAATAAACGAAACCAAAAGAACTACCAACATTTCCTTGATTAAATTCATGTCCATTGTAAGTCCAACTCATTCATCTCCAATCTCCGCCTCTTCTATATCCATATAGCTGGAACAGAATGGACAATAAGTCGGATCCGATTCTGTTCCTTCTACGTCATATTTTATTGTATATGATGATTCGCAAGTATCACAAGTATATTCTATGATTTTCAAAACTAGGCTGCTTTACCCCAAACATCTTCCCATTTTCCTTTCATAGCACCTTTGGCATAATCAGTTGCTCTGTTTTCAAAAAAGTTTGTATGTGTGGGTGCATTAATCATACCTTCGACCCATAATAATGGATTTCTTTTCACTTTAAATATACCTTTTAAACCTAAACTAATTAATCTACGGTCTGCGATATAACGTATGTATTGCTTTACATCTTCTGGTTTAAGATCATCCATTGGCCCCATTTTAAAAGCTAAGTCAATAAATTTATCTTCTAATTCAACCATCTTTGTTGCAATCGTATAAATTTTACCTTTCAGATCATCATTCCAGATTTCTCTGTTCTCTTCTATGTATGTTCTGAATAATTTAATCATTGATTCAGCGTGTTGTGTTTCATCAACAATTGACCAAGTAACAATCTGACCCATGCCGACCATTTTGCCGTGTCTTGGAAAATTTAATAACATAATGAATGACGAAAATAATTGCATACCTTCAGTAAAAGCTGAGAACACAGCAATATGTGTTGCTGTTGATTCTTTTGTACCATTCTTTGATGATAATTCCATCACATAATCATGTTTAGCTCTCATCTCTTCATAGTCGGCAAATTCTGAATATGTTGATTCAGGCATACCAAGAGTTTCAATTAAATGAGAGTAAGCTGCGATATGTAATGCTTCACGAGCTGCAAAACCAGCTAACATCATTCTTACTTCTGGTTGTGGAAAATGTGGTAAATAATTCTTTACATAACCACCTGCAACATCAATATCACCTTGAGTGAAAAATCTAAAAATATTTGTGAGAAAAGCTTTTTCTTCTTCAGAAAGTTTATTCTTCCAATCTTTTACATCTTCATTCATTGGTACTTCAGTATGCAACCAATGTGATTGTTCATGCTTCAACCACGCATCATAAGCCCATGGATAATTAAATGGTTTATAATATGTTCTTTCGTCTTTTAACATCTATTTTCCTTTTGTTATGCCTTATACTCGGCGGCTTCTTCTGAACCATCTGTTGCTGAACCTTCTGTATAAGAGTGTTTTCCAGTTCCGGCTAACGCACCATCTCTAACAATAGTGTATTCAGTTCTTTGATCTTCACCATCAAATAATTTTTCAAGTATCTCTCTCACACCAGCTGCATATCTAGCCTGAGCTGTTAATGATGTTCCTGATGTATGAGGTGTCATACCATGATGAGGCATACTTCTCCAAGAATGGTCATTTGGTGCAGGTTGTGGGAACCAAACATCACCGGCATAACCAGCTAATTGACCTGATTCAAGTGCATCAACAATTGCTTGTCTATCACAAATCTTACCACGAGCCGTGTTTACTATGTATGCACCTTTTTTCATCTTTGAAATTAATTCTGCATCAAAAAGATTTTCAGTTTCAGGATGTAATGGGCAATTAATAGTAACAACATCTACTGTGGAAACTAATGACTCTACTGAATCATGGTAAACTAAACCTAATTCTTTTTCTACATCATCAGATAATTTATGCTTATCAAAATAATGTAATTCTACATCAAAGGCTTTTAGTTTCTTTAGTGCATCTAAACCAATACGACCAGCTGCAACTGTACCAACTTTCATGCCTTCTAAATCATAAGACCTTGAAACTGCATCAGCGATGTTCCAACCACCTTCATTTACGATCTTATGTTGAGTATGATAATCTCTGACCAATGCAAGAACCATCATTACAATATGTTCTGCAACTGACCTTGAATTACAGTATGTCACCTCCATCACGTCCACACCATTGTCCATGGCGGCCTGCAAGTCAACGTGGTCTGAACCTATACCTGCTGTAATCGCCATTTTTAAGTTTGGTGCTGATTCCATTTTTTCTCTTGTGAGATAATATGGCCAGAATGGTTGAGATATAACAACGTCTGCATCAACTAATTCTTTATCTGCTGTACAACCCTCACCATCTTTATCTGAGGTAACGACCAATTCGTGGCCATTTGATTCTAAAAATTCTCTAAGACCTAATTCGCCTGATACACAACCAAGTAATTCACCAGGATTAAAATCAATAGATTTTGGTGATGGTAATGTTTGACCATCAGGATATTTCTCAATTACTGGTAAATTTTCTAGTGCATAATCTTTAGGCATTCCATTTTTTGGATCGTCATATAAAACACATAATACCTTCATACTTTACTTCCTCCTTTTAATTTAAGTAATTTCTTCTCATAGTTTGTAATACTATGATCATACACACCTTTAAAAAACTGCCATTTTTTGATAGCTCTAATTCTACCTCTTAACATATCTTTTATTCTTTGATAGAAACTATAACCATCACGGACTTTTCCATAGTAATTTAAATAATTTAACATACCATGGTGCTTGTAAAACAACCAAATTGGGGGTACTTTTGTTACTGCATCATTATTGTTTACCCACCGGTGATGTTCGACATTTAAATTATCTACAAATTCCTTATTACCAACTCTTGGTGACCCAAAAGTGTATAAAACTATTTCTGTATTAAATACCTTTTGTAGTCTAGCTGCACATATTGTTGCCATCGCAGCTCCAAGACTATGACCAGTTATGGTACATTCTTTATTTCTATTTTTCATAGCTATGAAATATATTTTATCCCATAACTTTTCGAGTTCACCATAAAACCCATCATGAACTCTTCCTGCAACTCTACTCTTTTCTTTCCATGCTTTTAAATCTGCAACTACATCACTTGCTTCTTTAGGTTCTGTGCCTCTGAAAACAAATGTTATTTGAGTTTCACTTTTGCAAACATAGGCCTGAGCACCATCAACGTCAATAAACTTAACTGTATCGTAACCCATTTTACAAATTTCTTTTCTAATTTTTGCACTAAGATCATTATAAACTAGATCAGATAATCTACAATGTTTTAAATCGTTCTGCATAATACTCCTAATTTAATTTTTCGAGTTTAACTTTAACACCTTCTTTTTTATTCTTATAATCTTCAACGGCAGCCTTAATTGCATCTTCAGCTAAAATTGAACAATGTATCTTAACTGGTGGTAATGCTAACTCTTTTGCGATCTCTGTGTTTTTTAATTTAGCAGCTTCGTCTATATGACTACCTTTTACCCATTCTGTGAGCAAACTACTACTTGCTATGGCTGAACCACAACCATAGGTTTTAAATTTCGCATCTTGAATAATACCATCATCATTTACTTTTATTTGTAATTTCATTACATCACCACAGGCCGGTGCACCGACCATACCTGTGCCTACATCTTCATCATTTTTATCAAGTGACCCAACATTTCTAGGATTTTCATAATGATCTAATACTTTTCTTGAGTAAGCCATTTTTTTATTAAATCCTCCCTATATTTTCGAGCCTGTTCTTCTGTGCCAAATGGTCCACCAAAAACAGATATGTAACCTATAACCCAATAGGCTGATTTAGTTTTATGTATTTCTATGTTCTCGTACAATTATCCTTCACAAGCGGTACACTCATCTGGTTCTGATTGTTGGTTGAGATGTATCATCAACTCATTATATCCTCCAATATATTCACCTTCTAAGTAAATTTGTGGTACTGTTGTAACTGGTCTGCCTGTTACTTCAGCCGCTGTTTTACCTAGTTCTTTAATATTAACAAAATCAAAAGTGATACCTCTTTCAGAAAGCTCGTTCTTAGCCTTTTGACACCACCCACAAGTTAAAGTTCCATAAATGATCGCTTGAGTCCTTGTTTCGCCTTCTGCGATTGCTTTCATATCTAATTCTTTAATTACTTCCCTTTCAATCTTTTTTGCAACTTTATCTGCCTTGCCGATTTTTTCTGATCGACAATAGTATAAAGTTTTAAGTCCCATTTTCCATGCCATAAAATGTGTTGCGTGTAAATATTTTACGTTGACATCCGGCCGAAAGAAAAGGTTAACGGATTGCGCCTGGTCAATGTAATTTTGTCGGTCAGCTGCGTGTTCCACAACCCATCTCTGGTCAATTTCCATACTCGTTTTGAAGATGTCCTTTTCCCGGTCATTGAGTAAATTAAGGTGTTGTACGGATCCATCGGAAGCAATAATGTTACTCCAGATTTTTTGATAATCAACCTCATCTTTAGCCCTTTCTTTTATTATACTGTCTAGATATTTGTTTTTATGTAAATAGGCGCCAGATAAAGTATCCTGTCTATAAGCATTAGCTCTAAATGGTTCTATACTAGGGCTTGTATTACCCATGATAATACTACTACTAGCATTGGGAGCAATAGCCATGAGGTGAGAAAACCTACGGCCAGTACCAGCAGCATCAGGAGCTTCTCCTCTAAGTTTCCCCAATTCCAAATTTGCTTCATCTAATCCTCTCCTGATGTGTCTGAACATTTCCACGTTTCTAGACTTTGCAAGTGCGGATTCATAAGGTATTGAATGGCTCTGCAAATGGGCATGAAAGCCAAGAGCGCCGATACCAATGCTACGCTCATTTGTAGCACTATACCTTGCACGGTGTACAGCATCGGGACTGTTATCAATAAAATACTGAAGTACGTTATCAAGCATCTCTGCCACGTCCCTAAGAAACATATCATTATCTTTCCAATCATCAAAATACTCCAAATTAAGTGAAGATAAACAACACACGGCTGTTCTATCTTTATTTGTTGGTAATATAATCTCTGAACATAGATTTGATTGTCTAATACTTAGTCCTTTTTTCTTTTGAAACTCCGGCATCATACGATTACTTGTATCAATAAAATGCAAGTATGGTTCGCCGGTCATCATTCTCAATTCTAATATTTTTTGCCACAATTTCTTTGCTGATATGGTTTCTTTTACTTCACCTGAATGTGGATCAGTAAGTTCCCATGTATCATCAAAGTTTTTATCGACCATAGCTTTCTCTATGAGCTGCATGAATTTATCAGTAATATTAATACCATGATGTAAATTCATTGTTCTCATGTTAGGATCGCCAGTTGGTTTTCTTATATCTAAAAACTGTATAATATCAGGATGAGATACATCAAGATAAGCTGCATAAGAACCTCTGCGAGTTCTACCTTGTCTATATGCTAAACTTGAAGCATCATATGTTTTTAAGTGTGGCATTACACCAGTCGATTTATCATCACTTGATCGTATTCCTAGACCAATCCCGACACCACCACCTAACATTGATAACCAGTTTACCTCGGAAAGAGTGTCAACCAAACCTTCTCTACTATCATGAAGATAAGGCAGGAAACAAGATATAGGGAGGCCACGCTTACTACGGCCAAAAGATAAAATGGGAGTAGAATAAGAAAGCCAATGATTAGAAGCATATTCATAAAGACGTTGTGAATGTTGGTCATTACTTCCGAATGTATGTGAAACATATGCTAACCTCTCCTGTGGTGATGTTTCGTCCTCTCGCATATAAGATTCTTTTAATCTTTTCAAACCTAGAGGATCGAATAATTTATCTTTACTATAATTCATCCACACATATTTACTTGGGTGTAACTTTACTGATTCTTTAACACCTTCTAGTTTATTAGTTTCCATTATTTCTACCTTCTTCTTGATATAATCCCCTAGCAACATTAGGAAACTCTTTCTTGATTATTAACCAACATTTTTTTGCAATCTCCATGTGTTCTTTTTGTGTTCCATTTTCCATTCGCAAGTCACAGTAATGAATCCAGGATCTTAAAGTTCCTGACATATACATTTTACTCATCATAAGGCCTTCAGGTAAAATTGATCTAGCTTGTTCTTTTGCTACACCTTTTTCTATTAAATGCTCATAACTGTCTATTGCTAGTTCTTTAATTTGTTTTTGTCTTTGTTCAAAAATATATTGTAGATGTCTGTGATTTGCATTTGTTTCATCTAAATCAATACTATTCTGTCTGTTTTTTTCATCTTGTAATCTGGCTTCTCTAATGTTAGTAAATCCAAAAACAGCTGTTGGATCTGCATAACGCTGACTAAACTCTTGGAAAGAAAAAGACCTGTGTCTTAATATCTGCCTTCCAATATCTCTAGTAGTGTTTATTTCCATCACAATATGCACCATCTCAAAAGGTGACCAATGTTTATTCTTGATTAAATATCTTATTAGTTTATCTGAGCTTTCAAAATTGTTTTGATTACTTGGATTTGATACTCTTGCCATATAAACAATAGCATCTTCAGGACTTTTATCTTTCAATTCACCATAAAATGACGAAATGCCAATCAATTGGACATCTTTCATACTTTTTTCCAGAATGTTAATTTATTAAAGGCTCTCAAACAACAATAAGTGCTTGTACTTATAATCTTCTTTATCTCTCTTTGAGTATATCCTGACATAATCATCTCATTAATATCCTTTTCTTTTATTGATTGTGGCCAAATAACAATATGGTGGCCACGCTTCACGGCATCCCACATTAATTTACATACCTCTGCATTTCGTGGTTCATTATCGAAGATTAGTATTTTATCTTCTTTATCCACATTTGTCAAGTCTTCCGCTATGATTGATAAGTTAGCATCGCCTGAAGCAATACAGTTATCTAAAAAAAGTGAATCAAGAGGACCCTCTACAATATAAACTATGTCATCAAAATCAACACGATCAAGACCATAAACTAATTTACTTTCAGATTCATTTGTTCGCAATGTTATATATCTTAATCTTCTATCACCTGATTCAAGAGCTCTACCTGAGATCGCAAAAATTTCATCATTCTTATCATAGAATGGTATTACAAGTCTTGCATCTGGTGTGATTTTCATTTCATTATCAGGCATCATACTCTGAACAAACTTTTTGTAATTAGGTGTAAATAATAATTTACTAAAATGTTTGTTCGGTATTTTTCTTTGTTTTGCATACGCTTTACAAAAATGATCATCAGGTAAATCTGATAACCACTCACCATATTCAAAGTTTTGTTTTTCTATTTTTCCAAACTTTGGTGGCTTAATATTTTCAAATTTTGGTTTTTTGAAGTTTGAGAATCCTGATTCACCTGATTTGTATCGCTCAAGTACAAACTCTTTGTATATTTCAGAGTCAAACTGCTTAATGAAATTGCCAAGACTAAGGCTAGAGCCACAGTTATGACAACGATAGAATAAATTATTTCCTTTAGAGTAAACATAGCCCCTTGCTTTAAGTAAGTTTTTTTTACTATCACCACAAATTGGGCAAGAAAAGTTCCAAACATAATCTTTCTTTTGTTTGAAGTTTCTTAATCTGTGAGATAATAAACGAATAAATTTTGATTCAATTGCTAAAGACATACTTCATAATATAACAGTAATACTATTAAATTACAAGCGATAATAGAGAGTTCATATCAAGTTTACCTAAGAAAAACGCAGCTGTTATTATTATACCTACAATTGCCCATTTATATTTTTCCACTTCTGATATGGTTTTTGTCCATCTACCCTTATCAACTTTTTTGTGATCTAATAAATCTTTTCGTAAAGAATCAAGCCTCATATTAATGGTTGATTCTATTTGGTCGATTCTTTCGTGAACGGAAGTTATTTGATTAGGCACTTGATCTATTCTCTCATGTACCTCTCTTGAAATTGTGGTAACTCTTGAATGTATTTCTTTTATATCATTCTTTACACTATTTCTATTTTTTTCATTTTGATCGAGCTTTTCTTCATGTAATGATAACATTTGTAAAACATTCACATTTAGCTCTTGTATCTTATCTATTGATATTGAGAGTTTTTCCAATAACTTATTAGTTTGGTTTATATCTCTTTTTAATAAACCAACATCAAGTTTCAACTCTTGGATTTCTCTCGTATCTGGCATTATAATATTGCTGAGATAACTTTAATAGATTGTTCAATTCTTTTTTGTAACTCTTGTTTACGGTGTAATTGATCAACACCTGTACATACAGCTTCTTCAACACTTAAACCTTTTAGAAGGTCGGTATATTCTTCTTTAGAAAGATTACCTTCATCATATTCTTTATTTATTTCTATGTAGTCATGTTCTATTGAGGTTAGGTTGTATTTGTTTTCCATTTCAACTCCTTAACTAATTTTAAATGGTGCGAAGGCAAATGCTGTGGCTATTAGTAATGTGCATATTATTATAAAAGCACATAACCAAAATTTTAAAATGGGTCTCCATTCTGAACCACCTGATTGTTTTTTAGGATCTTTTTCCCAATCTAGTTTCATCTAGATTTACTCCCTATAACTTGTTGGATTTTCTCGGCTGTTCTTTTAATAGAATTGAGTTTTAAGTTACAATATGCTTTAGAAATTCTACCACCTTTATTATCATATTGTGTTTTGAAACCTACGATTAAAGTATGTAAACCTTTTAACAGCTCGTGTGAATCTTCATTCTCTGGTAAATATTGAGTATAATTAACAGCTAATGAAGAACTTACATATATTTGTCTTATCAAAGAATAATCTATGGTACCTGTATCACAATAGGGTTCAGCTATTTCAGCGATTGTTCTTATTTGATTAACACTAAAGTATTCATTACCATCAAACTTTGATGTTTTATAGGCATCTAATAAACTACAGCCAGATAAAATGAATACTGCACTAATTATCGCTATTGTCTTTTTCATAGTAATCCTTATACTTTAAAATAATTACTCTTTGAGTGTTGATAAAATTTCTTATTTCAGCCATATTTATAGACAACTTCTCATATCCCTCATCTGTAAGGCCAAATAAAACTAAATCTTTTTTATTCTTTTTTAATTTTTCCCAAACTTTATCTACATTATCTGGTGTAATCAGAACCCATTTAAGTTCTTGTGGTTTCAAAGGTTTTGGATTTTCTATGTCTAATTTTATTCTCTCAACTGCTACTTGCTTTACTTCTATTTGTTTGACATCTTTTTTCCAAAGACTTGGAAAAGCACAACCGCTAGCGAATAACGGGAATAAAATTAGGATTGGCAAGTGTTGGACATTCACGATTTATTTCACTTTCTGTTTTTGCATTGATTTCTTTTTCTGTTCGTTTTGCTCCTGAGGCTATCTCTAAACA